AGAAGTGTTTTCTGCGATTATGGACTGTGTGCTGAATCCACGTCCGAGTGTTCTTTATCTAGAGGTGTTCACCCACGTAGAAATATTGACACCGGATTTACTAAAGGTAAGAAGAGAGGTATCATTGATCAGGTGACTATAGGTGTTTCCAATCATCCAGAGTTTTCCATTGTTGGTGGTTCTATCATTATCATAGCTATTGCCCTAATTGTATATTACGCAAGACGTTGAAGAAGTACTCCAATCTAGATTCATCCTCACATCTCTGAATCAGATCCGACAGAGTATCTATACAAAACTTCTTAATAAATTCCCTCTGCCAAGCACTTTCAGTATTGATCCAAGGTGGTTGAAAGGTGGGGTCCAGAATCTTAGACGCGTAAGCTACGCGAATGTATGTATGAATAGTCTGTTTGTCCGCTATAATGTTTTGGAGTGCAAGTTCAGCCAATTTCTGACGAACCTCTAGAGTCTTCTCACACATTGTGTCTAAGAATTTTTCATATGGGATAGATTGACTCTTAGACTTGAGAACCGTCCAATTCGCGAGAGGCTTTGTGTGAATGTAGTCAACATAAGTCGCGTATCCTTTGCCCCTGACAAAACGTTCGTACGTTATAGTCACGTAATCCAACTCAGATTCAACATCATAGACGGCCTTGGCCGTTTTGAGGAAAGAGGACATTTAGGTTACCTAAGTCTTTCTCTTTTAAGTATAAAATCAGATAAAGACGAGAGGCTCTGGATAAAAGAGTAAAACAATGTATTCGGCAATCGCCAACAACAGCTTTTCATACCTTCTGACTCTTGATGAGTTCAGGAAGGGATTCCCAAAGGAGACGAGACCTTCTTGGATAAAGATTACGACGATCACGATGGTTTCAAGCTTTATCCAAGCGATTGATATTAAGAAACTTCGCTCAGTTTTTGAGAATTTGGAATCTTTCAAATTGAAGCGCTCCGGTTCCAAAGGTGATGGTGGCTTTGAATGGAAATTGAAGCCCACTACTTTCTACAATCAAGTCACTCTCACCTACCACGATTCTTACAGTACCAAGTCTGTAAAGGTTTTCCCTAATGGGTCTATTCAAGTGGCTGGTTGCTGTGACCTCTTCGATTGTAAGAGAATCATCACCCAACTGACTTACATCTTCAAGACCTTTTTGGGAATGGACACCCAAGTCCCAGTTGACTCTTTCCGAGTTGTCATGATTAACTCCAACTTCTCTCTCAACTACAACATCAACCTCATGAAGGTGGCTCAACACTTTGAGAACCACCCAGACATCTTCAAAGTCTCCTTTGAACCGGATAGATACTCCGCCGTGAAGATCAAATTCCAACCAGCTCAAGATATGAAGGAGATTACCACGAGCATCTTCTCTACTGGTAAGATTATCATCACAGGGGCTGAGACCCTAAAGGAGATTGCTTTTGGGTACAACATCATCAACCAACACATCAATGAAGAACCTCAAATTAGGGTCTCTCCCACGGAAGAGAAGGATGTATTTGATGTGTTCCTCGGACACAAATGTGAACCGATGATTGAACACCTCAAGAAGAAGGGATTCCAATCTTGGATTCAAACAATTACAAACAGGCAAATTAATTTCTAATGGTACATTAATACAAAATGTCGCAACGACTAGGAATGGCCGATGGACGATGCTTCACTATCCACTCTTCAGCCCAGCTTACCAACAACTACCTCATGGAGCAGAACGGTATCAGCTTTGAGGACAATTACTCTTTCCGCCAGGCGCTCCAAAAGCAGGGCCCCGAGTTCCTCAACAAGCTCCAAGAGCAGTCCCGTGAGAAGTGTGACCAATGCCACCCTTACACTAACATGTCTAAAACGTACTAGGTGTGATAAATTTTAATAAAAACTTTAAAACTATACTGTAGAATGTCACAATGTGCCATATGTCTCAATGAGGTAAGGTCAACGAGGACCAACCCACCCATCCGTTGTGGACATATGTTTCATTCCCATTGTATACAGGAATGGAAAGACCAAGGTAAGAATACCTGCCCGGTTTGTAGAAAAGTGTTCGATGTTTCACAATTTAAAGTTACATTGACAGTTCAGAACAATTACACAGCGGAGTCTAACACTGTGTCATTGGAGAGTGAAGCTATCTTCAATATTATGGATATTTTTGACATGTCATTTGATGTTGAGAACACCGTAGATTTAGACAGTCTTCTTGCGGACCTTGGGGTGAGTCTTACCGACTTTGATGCCCTTGTCCTTGACGCAGAATGAACTACAGTACTTTTCGTAGTTTAGACCGGGATAGTTCCTATCCGCTTTACGTGGGTCTGTGATAGACTTTCCAGATGCATCAGTCAGAAGTGGCCCCGTAGCCCAACCCCTCTTGTGACTGAATACATTGGCTCTGAAGACGAGACGCTTATTGGGAGCAAACTTCCCAGCCCTCTTCACCCTAGAGAGTGGCACCTTGAAGAATTTAGCTACAGACTCTTGGGTGTCCCCAGGTTTAACACGATACTCCACGACTCCGTGTTGCACATAGAAGTGAAAGTCACCTTGACGGATATAGTTTGTTGGTCTTCCAGGACAAACGAACATCATAACTTTGTAGTACCCCCTCTTACACTTTTCGTTAGCCTTGGCACGATAGATCTTGGTGGGGTTGTCAGAAATAACGCGCTTTGGGAGGTCGGTGCAGTGAGTGTAGTTATGGTATCCATTAGAAAGTCCAGAACGATCACCTGGAATGGATTTTTGCCACCTGTAGGACTCGTAGTCCCCGACAGCATAGGCATAACAGTTATTGTTACCTATGCCAGTAGCCGTACCCCAACGCTTATTGGTGAATTTCCTTTCAGAACCACTCAGAGGTAGGTTCTTCATTTACAATCTATCTAGAAAAAAATATTTACTTCTAGTAAATGTTCAAGGAAATCGTCAAGGCTGAAAACAAGTCCGATATGCTCACCGAGCTTCTCGTGTTTGTCCTCAATGTTCTCATCGCGACTTTCATTCTCCGTATTGCATGGAACAGGGCTCTCGTCCCCCACATCTCCGCTCTCAAGCCTATCAAGACCATGCTTGATGCTTTCTTCCTCGCCCTGTCCATCAACATCCTCAAGGGTGTTTAAATCTCACTGTAACCCACAGTCTTTTCACCATTGGGATGAAGGATAGTTGGGAAGGCATCCATACCTGAGCAACCCTCCTTCTCGCAGTCAACAAACTTGAATGGCTTTCCATTCTTTTCCATATACTCCAATTGCTTACGAGTCCATCCACAACCCATGGTCCCGTAAACAGTCCACTCCTCACCGTTAGACACAGTGGCGCTGACGGTCACATCAACACGGCGCTTGCCAGTCTGAGAAAGAATATAAAGATCAACGAGGATAAGAAGAGCTAGAAGCCACATAGTTTATTATACATAAATATTATTCTTCTGAAGATAAGGCGAGTAAATTAATAATGTCCGTGAAATAATCAATGGATGCGTCTATGAAATCACCTCTATAATTTCTTTGTAAAATTTGATTTGTATCATAAAGAACGAATAGAGCAAAAATAAGAATTCCTATTTTAGTGAAACTCTTGTCACCAGGTCTAAAAAGACGCGCGATGATAAAGGCTAATAGGGCAAAAAATAGAACAGTACCCATAGTTTGAAGATTAAGACCAACTTGAACCGAAATAAATCCCGCGATAATCATAGAAATGAATATAGCAATCGCTTCCAAAAGTGCTTCTCGTATATCCTTAGTGCGATGATATAACAAACCGGTAATAAGAGACACAGCAGTAAATATAATAAACTTACTAGTGATACCAAGGTTAGCGAGTACAAGTGTTAACATCAAAGCGATACTAGATATAATGAGAAGAAGACGATTCTTCATAGCAAACTCGGAAAGTTCACCATTTTTTAAGGCCGCTTCTACTCCCTGATATACCATAAAACCCTGAAAAATAAGATGGGTGATTACAGTTGCCATAAAAGCAAACTTATCTTTGTTCATTTATAATACTTGTATAAATTAATTATGTCATCAACTGTATTCAACATCGGAAACAAAAAGGTCGCGCTCAAGTACACCAGGAAAATGCCCCGTGGTGAAGTTGAACGGATGAAATCATTCGTCACTAAGAATGGTGAGAAACTCATCAAGACTCCAAAGTTTAAGATACTCTCTGAAGTTGACGAGGG